ACTTTCAAAAAGGTACTTTTAAATATATCGTAGCTAATCCTCGTATGGGTGGTTATGGTATAACTTTAACTGCAGCTAAAACTGTAATATATTATGCTAATACATACGACTTAGAAGCAAGATTACAGTCAGAAGATAGACCACATAGAATTGGTCAAAAAAATAATGTAACATATATTGATTTTGTTACTCCTAAAACTATTGATGAAAAAATATTTAGTAGTTTAAAAAACAAACTTTCTTTAGCCAATTCAATAACTGGTGATAACTGGAAAGAATGGATTTAGGCCTATAATTTTTATAATTCTTACTTTGTTGAGTATAATAATAAGCTATTCCTAGCATTAATATTTATCTTCAAGAATCTTGTAGATTTTTAAATTACCTTCGCTGTCTGGTCTAAGTTCTGCTTTAACTTGTCCACACTCATAACGAATAACATTTTCTCTTCCCTGTGATAAGTTACGTTCGGCTTCACGTTTTGCTTTTAAGCATTTTGATAAACCATCTGTCATCATGTGGCCGTCCAACGACCCATTGACAAACATGCATAAACTAAATACCATGGCGATTACACTAGTGGGTTCCATTATTCCTCACTTTATCTTTTAACTGTTCTACATCTTTTTGTAGTTTAGATACCTGATCTTTTAAAAAATTAATATTAACTGTATTACTCATCATTGATTCCATTTCAGTTTGCATACTTTCTAATTGCTCCGCCATAAATTCTATAAGCATATATTGTTCTGAATCTGCCGGCAATGTACCCATCTCACCACGTGGCCATTTAATTCTAAATTCTGTATTCTTTTCTAAATCTTTCTCTGCTAAAATTAATGATGTTTCCATGGTAGTAATTCTCGATACCACTCCAAAATAAGCCCATACACCTAAAGCCACTGCTGCTACAATACTTAGCAAGTTTCGTATAGGCATATCTATTGATGTATTGTCGTTTACTTTCATTTATTATTACTCGAAATTAAATATTGATTAATACCATGCGCTTCACTAGTAATAGCAGATACAATAAGTATAAAACTTAATACTAAAAAGAGAGTCCTCATTACTTTTTCTTTTTATTTTTATTTGCAAAATTACGAGCAGCTTCTACACTACCGAATCCCCATTTTTTAAGAGCTAAAGCTTTTCTCGTAGGTTCTCCGTTAGGCTTTTTCATAGGGCCTTTCATACCTGCAAATCTTGCAGCAAATGAAACTCGTCTAGGATTAGTTCCTTTATTAACAGGTGGTTTTAAATTAGCTCCTTTTGAATTAAAGTGTGCTCTACCTTTAGCAGATAAACCACCTTTAGGATTTTTATGTATTTTTTTCATTACTTCTTTTTCTTAGGTTTTTTATGAACTAATACTTGAGAATTTTTTGTATGTTTAGCTCCAGTATGTAAAGACCCATTAGGCATTTTATGTGTTTTGCCTTTATAAAGTTTTCCATCTTTTGTATAATGAGGTACGCCTTTCATTATTTCTTTTTCTTTTTCTTAGGTTTATTTTTTAATATTTTAAAATCTACTTTACTTATCTTGCCATCTTTATTTGCATCTAATTTTGTTTGATTACCTTTTAATTTTTTTACCATAATTAACTCTTTTTCTTTTTCTTAGGAAATCCAGCTTTCATATTAGCATATGCTTTAGGTGTTATAGTGGATTTAGATTTACTTCTACTTGTCCCTGCTTTTTTTCTTGCATTAATATTTGCATATAGTCCTCGTTTAACCATGTATACTCCTCATCATATCGCTTAATTCTTTAGCTCTATTTGGTGTTTGTTTATACCATCTAGAATCTAACATTTCATCCGCAGCTTTATTATAATCTTTTTCTTCTAATGCTTTTAACATATTTTTAAATTTAGAAACACCTGTTTTTCCTAATTGAAAACACATTTCAATAAGTATTTCTTCAGCTCTTTCATCAATACCCATATTGCCGCAAAGACTATCAGCACCAGAAATGGCCAAATCAAAATCAATGTCAAAATAATGTTGAAGAACATCTTGGCTATATTCAATATCATCTTCCCATGTTTCATCTGAACGACATAAGTGTCCCCACCCTATTGTTCTCTTTCCGAGAGTATCTTTATAGACCATGTTTCTATAACCTTCATGATGCTTGATCCTTTTTTCTAGAGCTTCCATTATTATTTCTTAAACATTTTAACAGCTCCGCCTACTCCTTTTATACCAAAAGAAGCACTAATAGCTATGTATAATAAATGTTGGTAATATTGTGGTAATTCTTGTAAAGCAATAAACCCTTGTTTTACATGAGCCGTCATGCCGGGAATAAACACAAGTACTGCCGGGATTAACAAAACAATGAGGGCTACCTCGTCTTTCCATGAACCTTGCATTTGACTAACTGCAGATTTTTCCCAGTCAACTTCTCCTGCTATCTGTTTGTTTAATAACTCTGTCTCTGCTTTAATCTTTGTTATTTTTTGTTCAGCTTTAGCTTTTTTAGTTTCGACTATACCTTTTACTGTTTCTCCAGCTATTCCTATCAAAGGTTTAACGAGTAGCCCCCACATATTTATGCTCCTGTCATTTTACTTAAAACCACTATTATAATAATTGCTACAATACCAGCTTTAATCCAATCTTTCATTTGCCAATCATTCCACTCTTTGAGCCATGCCCAAACGTCTGATAAAAGTTTCACAGAAACCTCCTTTGTTGTTGTTTGATTATACACTATTTTCGTTCCAATAACATAAATTATTGACTAAATCAACATTTAAAATTCTAACTCCTAGCTCTTTTTGTCTTTCATTAGGCGACCTAAATACTCTACGTTGAGAATCTAATAAATCTTTATTTTTTCTAAGACTTACTATTTTAACGTCAATAGGAATTAATTTATTATTTTCTAGTATAACTATATCTATTGGTCCAGTATTTACAACGTTATGAAATACTTGATGTCCTTGATTCAATAACCATTGAATTGCATAATGTTCCGCACTTATTCCTAATCTAACTTTACTTATTTCAACCATGACATGTTTGATACAGATATTAGTATACCTACTATCAAACTGATTATACCTAAAGCTTTTAATGTACCTCTACTATTAGCAATAGTCATGTTTAAACTGTTAATAGCTTCGGTATTTTTCTCTACTAATTCCTCAAGTCTATCGTTTATTTCGTTCTGGCGAGTCCATTTCTCGTCCTCTTTTGCTTCATGAATTTCTAATTTAGTTGCCATCGCCGCCTATCCCTGCCTTACCTGCTGCCCACTTACCTACTTCCATTACTCCGGTTATTCCTAATCCTGCTATATTTGTTGCACCTGTTCCTATAGTATCTAATGTAGCTTCACCTTTATCTTCAAAAACTCGTTGCTCAGTAGCATATAAAGAATTTATTGGTTCAAGGAATATTCGAGAAGTTTTAGATAAGTAAGCATTATCATATCCTTTTTTAAAATCTTTCCAACTTACATATTTAGCAAAATCTCTAGCATCAAACATTCCTAATAAATTTAAAGTACCTCTTATAAAAGTTCTTTTTCTATCAAGTTGTCCCATAAAAACATTTTGCAAAGCAGCCCTTGCAGCTTGGTTATCTCCACCACTAATTAAAGTTTTGATAGGAGAATAGTATTGTTGTAAAAAATTAGCCATTTCTGATGCGTCTTTTAACCATTGTTCTCCAAATACATTTCTATAAAAATCAGGAGCATCTAAAATTTCTTTAATCATTGCATCAGGATCATATAAAAATAAACCATCGCCTTGAGTTGCAAGGGTTTTATTATTAAAACTCATAGCAACATATTTTTTAAAGTTAGTCATAGCTTCTTTATCAAAGATTCCTTTTTTTATACCTTCTTCATAAAATTTTTTAAATTGCTTTGGATTTTTCTTAAAAAAACCTAATAAAGCTTGAGGATCCATTGCTTGTAATTTTCCAGTGAATTGTTTAACGAGATCCATTTCAGCACCTCTTTTTTTCGTAAGAGTTTCTAATAAATTAGTGGCTTTAATTGCATTGGTATCTAATAACTTCATTTCTTCTTTAGTAAAAAATTGAGATATATTTTTTCTATTAGCTTTCATCCAAGTTTTATATGCTGCATTAACGAATTTAAAATCTTTATTTTTAATCGCCATTTCTAATGCGTCTCCAGTTGGGCCATTAATAGCATCAGTTAAATCGTCAATAATTCCCATTTTAAATAATCTTTTTTGATCTCCTAAAGATGGCATTCTATTAAAGACAGAATTCATTTGTGATAAAACTTTAGAATTATTTTTAATACTTTTGAAAAAAGCTCCTCCATTTTGATCAGTAAAAAATTCATCAGATTTAAGTACTTTTTTAAACAGTTCTCCTTTTCTTAAATCATTTATTGATTTTAATTCAGAACGTTGTCCTTTTATTTTTAACCAATTATCATCACCTAAAGCTTTTCTTAATCCTTGTTCTAAATCTTCTCGTAAAGCTCCCGCCATTACTAGAGTTTTATTATTTTTTCCTAATCCTCCATAAAGTGCAGGATTATCTATCATTTCATTTAATTGATTTAAAATAGCATCTACCTGATTATAAGATAAATCTTTTAACTTACCAGGTCCCGGAGTATTTTTTGTATAGACAGAAAGTTTTTTTACTATTTCTTTTAAAGCTTTTTGTTGAGGTTCATCTAAATTTTTTAAGAGACCGTCATCAATACTTTTTAAAAACTGATACGCAGAACTTCTTAAATTAATTGGTCTAATAATTTCGTCAGTTAATTTAACTCCAGCTATTTCAAATACAGAAGCTATATTAGTATTTCCATTTTGAATAAGTTTTTCTAAAACTTCTTGACCACTACCACTAATCATACTTTTATCGAATACTGCATTAGGATTTTCCAATACATTACTTTTATTAAAAACATTTAAAATAGCAGTAAGTTCATCTAATGGTTTAGTAAATAAAGCTTCGACATCTTTAAGACTTGCTTCTCCCATTTGACCAGCTATTTTTTGAAAAGCATCTCCAAATAAAATACTAGGGCTTGCAGTAAAGTTAGGAAGCATTCCGGGAGTAATCATACCGTCATCAATATTTTTTGCAAATAATAATTGAAATGCCTCAGAAGTGTCTTTTACTATTTTAGTAGCTGCTATATCAGTAGATGTTAATCCTTTATTACTTAACATTTGAGAAGCTTTTTGAGTTGCTGGAATTGCTCCTTTAAATGTTTGAAGAATATTTAAATCTATCCAAGTGCCATCAGGGCTATTAGGATTTTTACCTAATCTATCTGTCATTATTTTATTTATTTTAGCTAAATCTTTTATAGCTTTTTCACTAGTTTTATCCCCTGCTTTTATCCCCTGGTTATACGCAGACCTTAATTTTTGAGGAGCAACTGCTCCTTTATTTATTATTCTTTTTATTACTGTCGCCATACCTGGAATAACTACTCCAAATGTACCTTCTAATGCTGCTGCAAACGCAACATCTTTAGAAGCATTTGTTAAAAACTCTATTATTTCTTCTTCAGTAACTTCCCCTTTAGTATAATATTGTTCATAAGCAAACCCAAAACCATTAGTAGCTAATTCTGTTATTGCTACCGCTGATGCTGATGCCGCAGCTGTAGCTGGTATACCATATCCTGAAGCAATCATAGTAGCTCCCGCTGCAATACTCGCCGCTACATTTGGTAATTCTCTTACAAAAAGAGCTAAATCTTTAGTATCAAACCCGGGAATATTTACTGGAGTTATAGCTCCTCCATCAACTCTATAAGCTAACGCATCTGGAGTATCTCCTTGATATATACCTTGAGTTAATTCTGCAAATGTTCCTACTTCTACCGAAGAATCTGGATTTTGATTTTTAAGTACAGTGTTAAGTAAAGATTTTTTTAAATCTATACTAGCATTAGGTCCTAATGTTTCAACTATAAGTCTAGGCCAAACATCCATGGATACTTCATTACTAATTCCACTTAAAAGCATTGCTTCTTCTCCAGAAGTAGTATCTGCAATCATGTTTTTATAATTTAAAAAAGATGATTGAACATCTGGATTATAATCATACATATTATCAATGAATATTTTTCCTGCTTCAAATAAAGTTTCTTCATCAACATATCCTGGAGTTGCTCCTTCTCCATGTTTTTCTTTCATTAATTCTAATCCATTTTGATAAACTATGTTACTCCAATTTTTATTAGGCTTAATTATATTTGTAAATACATCTTCATAATATGTATCTAATCCATCTGTTTCTCTTTTAGTTCGTAAATCAAGACCTTTTTGAATTGCATCCATACTGATTCCCAATTCACTTTGTACATATGCATTATCATCTAGTATAATATCTTCTTGAGAAATATTATCTCCAGGTACAGTTTCCTGTTGTTTAATAGAATCTGTATCTAATTCTAGTAATTTTAATGTATCTTCATCTAAAACAGATTTATCTAAATTATTTAAAATTTCATTCATTACGCTGACAATTCATTAAATATATATGTGAAGTAATTTTGGGTATCTTTCTCTAGACCTATCCATTCTTCTGCTCCAATAGTTCCATAATCTAATCCATAAGAATC